CGTATCTAAAAAGAAAGTTCATTACCATATCAGGCGTTATCTTATGTTCAATAAAGTTTGCCGAATCAACTGTTGATATTAAAAGAATGTCGTCTGCTGAAAAAATTTCTTTTGGTGATAGTATTTGAGATACTGTTTCTACATTTGATCTCGCCTCTCTAAAACTTGTTGATGTTTCTTTTTCAACTCCAGCCTGTGTGTCGTGATGATCTGTATGTATGACAAACATCGGTTTTCCGTGTGCAAAATCAACAAGGACCGGCATTACATCACCTTCACCTTCCGGTTTTTTAACCGCAAATTCTTTCGCTCCGTATTGTATTACTTCAGCATCAACAACTTCAATACCGTTTTGTTCCAAATAGTTTTTCATGGCGATTGCCGTTGTTACACCATCTAAATCTTGGTGAAAATATATTTTTGCTTTTTTGTATCTTTTTGCGATTTTATTTATGTCGCGAATACCCGATTCATTTATTAGTCTTTTCATAACTAATAAATATGAATTAAAACTAAAAAACCAACATTTACTGTTGGTTTTCTTCTGATACTTCTTGTAGTGTTTTAAAATACTCCACCCTTGTTTTTGCAACTTCAGTGTAGTTTGGTGAGAGTTCTATACCTAACCATCTACGACCCAAGATTTCCGCAGCAACTAAACTAGTCCCGCTACCAGCGAATGGATCCAAAATTATATCATTCTTGTAGGATAATATTTTAATCGCCTTAGTTGGTATGTCCATAGAGAAGGTCGCCTTAGTTAGACTCTTCGTATCGGCAAAATAGTTCCACTGACCAAAGACTAACTCCATAAATTCTTTCTTGTCTTGTTCCTCATATACCACTTTCTTTTTTGTTGTACCATCTTCTTGTTCTATGTCAGTCGGTACCCCTTTCCACTGTGGTTCCCCTTTAACCTTTTTGATATGGTGTTTTTTGTACGCCAAAATAACACACTCTTTCGGGTTATAGATATATGGACTTGATGGTGACATCCAAGATCCCCAAGCGGTGGTCTTACTACGATGAGGTGATTGTTCTTCCAAATCAACAATACCAAAGAATCCAAATCCTATTTCTTTCATTATCTGATACATCTCCGATACAAAGAAAATTCTTCCACCTTTCTTTTGTCTATTGATTTCATAGGGTATGTTAAGTGCAATACGTCCATCATCCTTTAACACTTTATATGATTCTGTTAACCAATTTCTTGCAAACACTTTATATTCTTCAAACTCCACATCATCATCGTGAACATCATAAGCAATACCCACACCATACGGACAACTAGTAACTATCAAATCAATGGATCCTTCAGGTATTGTTTTCATAACCTCAATACAATCACCATTAATTATTGTACCCATAATATCTTCTAAATTCTTCATATTTTTCTTTTTTTCTTTTTAAATAAATGTTAGCATTTTCATAAATGTAATTGTAAAATTTCAAATTATCCATTTTATTTTGGATTTGTAATTTTATACCGGAATATAAATTTATTTTTATATTGTTCTTGTTGAGTTCGTCAATAATAAATTGTTTAAATTCATCTGAAGCACTAACAATTTGAGTTTTAATACTATAATTTTTTGGGTTAAAGGAAAATGATCCGTCACCATCAAAATAACCTCTTATAAAATGAGGAATTAAATCATCATCAATATTAGGTCTACCAATTGTAAATGTTTTTCTTGAGTGTATACCAACTGATTTAACTGAATTGACTAATTTTGTTGAGTACATAGCTAAATGAACCATATGAGATGTTGATACCCCTCCTTTGTATTTAACTTTACCATATGACTCTTTTATTAAATGGTTGGATTCAATACATTTTTTAAATTTATTAAGATGATCCACATCCTTAATTGATAATTTTATCTCCAACGAATTACCACTTTTTCTTTCTCGTATATATCCATCCGCATATATAAATCCCAACCAGTATGCCTTTTCTTCATTATCAATATTATCAAAATAATTATGATTTACGACATACCTTCTATTAGTTAATTCAATACCATTTGATTTAATAATTCTACTAATCGTGGTACTTGATACTTTAAAATGTTTTGCAACTTTATGTATATTTTTCAGTAAAAAATATTGATTAACGACATCATTTTTATTTAACATTAACTTCTCCATACTAATAAATATCAGTTAGTGTGGTGAAGTTCATATTATTTTTCCTGTTTCTATCATTTTTTCTCCAATTGTTGTATATGGTGTTCTAAATACCAAAGAGCCTTTTTAAGGTCTTGTAACTCTTTATCACTATCTTTCTTACCGGCTCTTGAGATATACTTTACTGTATTACCCAAAGAAAATCCTAAGTCCCACGCATCGATCACTTTAATTGCTTCGTATGGATTATCTTCTCCTCCGTAATGTTGTGGATGATTTACTTGTTCTGTTTTCTCTGTCATTTTTTGATTATTTTATTAATCCAAGTTCAATTCTATATTGTTTAATTATTTTTCTATCTTCAGCAAATTCATCACTATCACTACATTTGTGACCTTTAAATATTGCATTTAAAATTCTCATTTCTGTTTTAATAATAAAGTCTAATTTTTGTGAGTCTGTGATTACTTGTTCTTTACTCATATAAACCTAATTCAATTAAGTATGATCTTACTTGTTTACCTAAATCCATATCGTTAGGATATTTTTTTGCCAAATTTCTGATATCAGAATAAATCTGTGTGCAGTTTTCTAATTTTTTTTCTGTGTGAGATAATGGTTGTTTGTACCCATACTCTTTTTCTTGTCTTAACTCGTTTAACGATCTTTGTTTAATATTTCCCATAACTTTTTATTTTAAAAATAATAAATTAGATTTTGTTTGTCAAATTTTTATGTTTAATAATCTTTGACTGAATCATGTAGTTCATTATTTTTCTTTTTGCTATAGGTATTAGGGTTTCTTTGAGTGGGTAGTTATTATTATGATTAATTCTAAATACAATTAATTTTCCATGAACGGTTTTGTCCTGTAAGTTTTTAATTAAAGATTTTTTTACTTCTTTTAATTTTTCATCAAAATCACCTTTAGGACAATCGCAAATTCTTTTTATGTGACATTTTGTTTCTAAACCATCTTTTTTAATTGGTTTAATCAAAAACTCATATAGGTATGTTTTGTCTTTATAATCTAAAAAAAACAATCCTTGTTTTGGTTCAATATTTTTTGGGTTTTGTACTACTTCAATTGCGACGGTATCATTTACAATGTCCCAAATTGCTTTTGCATGATTGAAATAGTCTTTTAACTTATCTGAAGAAAACCTACATATGTGGTATATTTCAAGTATTTCTTCTTTTGTCACATTTGGACAATCAATCGGTATTAAATCAGATATTAGTATTTCATCATCCGGGTCTTTTAATACTCTATTCATAGTCAAATACTGACCTTTTTCAATTAATAAATTAATACTAGCAAGATGTAGTGATATTTCTTGAAACTGTGGGTATAACTTAAAATTATTTAAGTTTTTATCTAATTTTTGAAGATAATTTAAAAGTACGTATTGTTTGTGTTCCAAGTCTATTGGTTCTTGAAATAACCAGTCTGTTTTCATTTAATAATGGTAGTAATAAAAGTTTTTGTAGTAAATAAATTAAACCTTTATTCTGGAAAATCATCTTGATATATAAGATATTCCATAAATACATCAAATTTATTTTCTCCATAAGTGGACCATTTTGAACCTACCGGCATAACAGAAATCCAATAACCTTGACCATCGTGTCTTTTTTTTAAAGAACCATTAGATTTAAAATTATATTGACCAATAATTTTAATTATTTCCGTATCGGCTTTGTCCATAACATCACCCAAACTACGAAAATCATGATCTTCACAATATGTTTTAATAATTAATTTTGATTCTACGCTATTATATTTTGGATAATAAGTAAAATCAGTGAGTTCAACAGATTCAATATCACTTGAAACTGATGTTTCTATAATATATTGTAAGGTCTCCATGGACCTTTTAAACTTTTCTTCGGTTTTTTTATTTTCTTCCATGATTAATTATATCTCATTACATGATACCAAGTATCACCAATTCTATACTCGTCGTCATTGCCGTCATAACCATTTAAAATAGAACCATAACCATCACTTCTAATTACATAATTTATAAGTGAGTCTTTATCAACAAAATCTAATATAAAATCAGGGTCATAAGCAGTATTTTTTATAAAACTAGCAAAATCATCAGCATCATCATCAACCATACCTTCAATAGTTTCTTCAATCGCATCTTCGTTATAATCACCTTCAGGGTTTTCTTTGATGTCCTCAATTAATTGTTCGGCATCATATATTTCATCTTCAATTTTATTTTTTTGTTCTTCAGATAGACTTTGATCATTTAATTTATTTTT